CGGCATGTTGGGGTGGCTTCAAGAACCTGGCTTTAAGCTTCGGTTCATTGCCAATCCAATGAGAGCGCTCCAATGTTTGCTAACCCCGCTGAAGAATGCGGCATTCAATTCCCTGCGTCCTGTTCGACAGGACTACACCTTCAGGCAGGATGACTGCGTTCCGTTTGCACAAGCAAAGCTGAGACAGGGAGCCACGGCTTACTGTTTCGATTTGCAGAATGCGACTGACCATTTCCCCTTAGATCTCTCGCTATACCAACTCCGTAGGTGTGGAGTTGCAGAGATCTGGGTGACTGCATATAGAGATATATGCAGGGGGGCCTGGCTATCCGACGACTTACGTGAGCCAAAGCTACGTAAGGGCCGATACGGGCGGATCCGTCCATCAGATAAACCTGGAGTAGACTTCCAAGTCGAACAAAAGGCTTACTGGTGGGACGTGGGACAACCCTTAGGGTTGGGACCCGTTTTTGCCGTCGCGCTGGGCATGACGCACGGTGCCCTTATTCGGGGCATCGCCAGAGAGGCTGGCGTGGAGGATGATTGCTTCATGCTCTTAGGAGATGATGTGGCCATCTTTGACGAAACAGTTGCAACACGTTATCTCAACGTGCTGGCCGATCTTGAGATCCCTGTGTCAAGCGATAAGACGCTCGTCAGCGACTCTCACTGCGAATTCGCAGGGAGGATAATCACTGAGAATTCCGTTCTCAAGGGTTATAAGTGGAAGGGTTACAACGAGGAGAACTTCCTCGACGTGGCCCGAAATCTCGGACCTACGAGTCTACCACTTTTCAGTCCTACACAGCAGTCGATTCTCCGTACATTGGGCCCAGTCCCCACACCTTACGGGTGCGGATGGAACCCTTCGGGAAAACCGTACCTAGAACGGATCGGGTGCTGGGAGTTCACGGGAAACCCGTTAAGTCCCGACCCTCGCGTCGTACGCCCTGAGCGAAATGCCCAGATACTGCACTACTCGGCGGGAGGCAGCCCTTGGTATAAGTGGTTGCCGTCGACTGTCGGCAAGGTCGACCAGACCCTGCAAAAGTCGGTGTCACGCTTGCTCTCCGGGTTACCCCTGGAGATAGCTTGCGCAAATCACTTGCGTACGCAAGACGGAACTGATCCATACTCACGCACGTTGTTCGGAACAGGTGACCCCTGGGCCGCCGAACGGGCAGCGCAACGGAGTCAAATCAAGGTTCTCCAGTGGAGAATCCGCCGCGAGGCGGTTCTTCGGAAGAGACGCGCGAGACTCTTGGAACCTGTTATTGCTAACGCCCCCCCAAAAGAGGGGCTACCGACTCCCCGGTAACGGGATAAGAAGGCTCCTTTAGTAAGAGCTTTGAGTCACCTTACTAGGTTGGGTTTTCACCCCAGGCCGCG